AAGAAGGCGTATCCGAATGTTGACATTGAGAACCTGACAGTGGATGACGCTGTGGAACTGTACAAAGATGATTACTGGTTACCCGCCAAAGTTGAGCGATTGCCAGATAAATTACAAGGTCAGTATTTTGATATGGTTGTAAATCAAGGTATATCAAAGTCTGTCAAAATATTGCAACGTGCCTGTAACGGAAAGAACAAAGACAAGATTGAAGTAGATGGTAAGATTGGACCCAATACAATTAAAGCTACTAAGAAAGTAGAACCTGATAGGTTGAGGGCTTATAGAATTATGGAATATGCTAGATTGGCAATGACCCGACCAAAGCTAGAAAAATATTATTATGGCTGGGTAAAGAGGGCTATGCATGCCTAAAGCATTCTATGGTCTAAAGGATTTCTCTGGCGGTCTTAACGACGCTTTCAATCCACGTGATATTGCCGATAATCAGCTTTCTGAAACAGACAATATCATTTTAGATGAGAGAATGTCAATCAAACCATTAGGCGGAGACTCAACACATACGGATATACCAGACGGCACCGCGGGGCATATTACGCCCGGATATGGTGCATTTGTATTCGAGTCCGACCATGAGCAAGGTTCTTCCGCATTAGACACGGGCGAGAACTGGTTTGTAATGTGCGATGGTCTTACAGGTACAATAGACCTATACGACCTTAAAGGTGATTCATTTAACAGTTCACAGGTGGACCTTGGGACCCCTTCAAGTCATACATTCGGCTCTGGTCATTTAGATTTTACAGATAATTCTGGTTCGGGTACTAGTGATACTATTGCAGATGATACAAATTCTGTGATGATATCCAATGGTTTTCGCAAGGGTGATATCATCGCAATCTCGGGTTGCACTTCTGATACAGATAATAATCTTAATGGAGTCAGAATTAAGAATACTACAACTAATACAATTACTCTTGACCACAGTGGAGTGGTTGATACTCAGGCAGATGAGTCTGGTACACCTACGCTTACCAAGCTTATTAAGGCGGTATATTATTTTTCCGACGAAGCGTTGAGGATTGCTGATGGTGCATTTGGTGCTTCGGTTCAGCCTTACTGGTATGGCTATGTTAAGAGACAGCACTTTGGTAGTCTGAGTCTTTCTTCCACTACAAGTTTTGACAATTGGTTCTCCAATGTGAATACATTGGCTGCACCCACAGAGCTTGTTATTCACGCATCTAACTATCCATCCGCAGGTGCTGGATTTCAATTCAGCACAACGGCAGCGTCTGTATCTGGCGGTGGTTATGATGCTGTGGCATATCAGATTGCCACTTCGTTTATTTATGACGGTCATCAGGAATCATTACTTTATGTTCCTACGTCGAACAATACATTTACACCGAGTGCAGATAATTATAAAGTGACAATGAATCTGCATGCAACCGCACCCTTTGATGAAAGGATATCTGGTGCAAGGGTTTATGTAAGAGTAGATGGCACAGATGACCCTTGGGCACTGCTTATGGATATTGACATGGCACGTGGTGCTAGGGCAGGATTGAGTGGTAATTATTCAGCATGGGTGAAGAATAGCGGTGACCAAGTATATGTCAATAGCGTTGTATCGCTAGCTCCAAGTTTGGAAACATATGAAATATTAAATGGTTTTCTTCCTTCTGAGCGTAAGATTACTATATCGGGTAATGGAGAAGGATACAAGACCGCAGTAGTGGCTAACCGAAGATGTTTTGTAGCTAATATAAAGACAGAGAACGAAGACGGTCAGACTATTCAAATGCGTGACAGGATTATGTACACTCCAGTAGGAAAGTTTGATACGTTTCCCCGAAGTTATTTTATTGACGTTGTTAAGGGAGATTCTGAAGAGTTTATTAAGCTTGAGGAATATTCAGACAGGTTATTGGCGTTCAAGACGAGGAAACTTTATATTCTTAATATAGCTTCTCCTTCTCCAGCCAACTGGTTCTTAGAAGAGATAAAAGACTTCTCTGGTATAGAACATCCTCATGCAGCAGTCAAGACGGAGTTTGGTATATGTTGGATAAACAAGTTTGGTCTTTTCCTGTATGATGGAAGCAATGTTACTAATCTTTTAAGGAACAAGATTAAGGAATCTACTTGGCAAGATTATGTAAATGCAAATACTGTAATAGGTTATAATCCCAAGAAATATTATCTCGTTATTTTGAAAAGTGCTTTTGCCACAGATGGAGATGTATACGTATACGACTTTCGTACAGGTTCTTGGGTGTCGGGACAAGCAGCATTTGATACGAATGTAAACCGAAGTAATATAGTTTCTGATTGGAATGGCAATATGACAACCACCTATCAGAATCTTACTACTGGAGATTTGACTTGGACCAATACCAATTCGAACTGGGGTTCTTACTCAGGTGGAAACCTATGGAATGCTACTGCTGATAATTACAGTGTAAAGGAATGGTCAGATGACATTCGTGACGTTACCGCTGAGAATTTCAAGGTGACCACGAAAGATATAGACTTTGGTGACCCCGGCAGAGTAAAAAAGGTATATGGTATTACACTAACTTATAAAAGCGATAATGACCAGACACAACCGATATACTATGCTACAGATGGTGGCACAAGCTTTTCAGACCAGCTTACAGGCAATTTTAGTGGTACGGGAACAGGATGGAAGAAGTTGAGAGCTACTTCAAGCAGTCCTATCTCTTGCCAGAGCATAAGATTTAAAATTACGAATCCGACCACTACAACGGGTACGTCGGAAGGAATACAGATAAATGATATGTCTATTGAATATAGACCTATATACAAGCGAGTGAGTTAATGCAGGCACAGGAACGAAAACTCAGGAATATGACACAGCGTCCTATTACCATTTCGGATAAGCCACCTGCAGTATCTCAGATGATGGATGGAGAAAGGGCTTACGCACGAGTTCCCGGCAAGAACCTGAGATTATATATTCGTTTGGGAGCAAAATTATATTATACAGAATTTTTACCAGTTGAAGAGAGAGATTCGACACTGGTGACAACTAATGTATGGGAGGAGATGGAGTAATGGCTGACGCTTTTTCAGCACAGTTACGAGCGATTGACGCTAGAAACGCAGCTATGGCTGGCATTGGAAGAGCCAGAGCTGGTATTCAGTATGAGAAAGAAACAGAACAGCAAGAAGAAGCCAAAAGAGACATTGCTCGAAAGCAAGAAGAAGAGGCAGGTCGCGCACAGAGGGTAGGTGCAAAAGTAGCAGAAAGAGGTACTTGGGGTGGATTCATTGGAGGCACTCTTGGTAGAGAGTTCGTAAAGTGGGGAGCAAAACAAGCCGCTGGCACTGCTTTCAAAACCGTTTTAGGTAGTACTCTTGGCAGTATTGCTGTTCCTGCGGCTGCGGCATATGCATTATCAAAAGCACTCTCGCATAAAAAAGCTAAAGGGTTTAAGGGTAAGGAAATAAATGAAGCTGATATCGCCAATATTGAAACAGAATATTTTCGCAAACCTCAGGCAAAACAAATAAAATATGACCTTGGTCAAATCAATACTCAAATCCGAAGTGCTAAAGATATTATGATAGCTTCCAGAGAATCTATTGCGCAGGGTTTTGCCATGCAATTTGGCACCGCTGCTCTTCAAGAGCAGGCATTATCAAGTCTTTTTACAGGGGCAGGTACAGGAGTGGAGACAGATACACCTAAAAATCTTGCTGAAAGTATGAAGGCAATAGGTCTGGGTCCAGCATCTACTCCCGTGCCTATGTCGACGCCATATGGAATTAGTAATCCAATACCAACTTTTCTAAATTATCAACGCGTTGACCCAAATACGCAATTAACTCCTTATCAGATGCTTAGACGAGCACGAAGTCTTCAGAACTAATACTATGTGGATTAATACTAAAGTAGAATTTAAATGGGATGGAACCCAGTACGCTGAAGTAGCGTGCGAGGGATACGAATATTCTGGCGAGATTGCTCAGTGCCAGTTTAGCGGTTTTGACTGGATGTCAGGCTTTGACCCTACGGGTGGATTTGATTATCAGAAAATGTTCCAAGAATCAATACTTGCACAACAGCAACAACAAGCTCGTTATGATGAGCTTATCTCAGGCCTTGGTCTGACAGAGCAACAACAAGGTTTATTTGGAGATGATTTCTATGCTAATCTTTCAGAGATGTTTCCGGGTATTCCGCGAGAAACTATTGAACAGTTTATTATGCAGCCCCAGATGGGACGCTATGAGACTCTTCTTCAACAATTGCAAGCCCAAAAAGAACAAGAACAAGCATTTCTTTCTGAGGAATATGGATATCGCGGAGCCGAGCTTGAAAGGC